AATACGGACTTTATACTCCTGACGTAGTACAAAATTCTATTGTAGAAAAACAAAATAATAATGAAAGTAACAATTTAGGAGAAAATGAAGAAAAAAAATAAAAACAGCGGCAGTCGTGCCAGTTACCTACTTGATGTAACTGGCACGACTGACGCAAAATTAAATTAAACCTTAATAAATGTTTCTTTAGGCTTATTTTTAAGGTTTACACTTTAGAAAGGAGTAGAAAATGTCACGTAGAATTCGTGTTAAAGGTCATCGCTTTTCAGATGCTCCTGCTATGTATATGCGTCGAACCAAGTTCGACCGCTCACACGTTTATAAGACTACCTTTGATTCAGGTAAGCTTATTCCTGTGTTTGTTGATGAGGTCTTGCCTGGCGACACTTCCAGTTTGAGGGTTAGGTATTTTTCTCGCCTTGCCACTCCCGTAAAACCTATCATGGATAATATCTACCTTGATTGGTTCTTCTTTTTTGTGCCTAACCGCCTTGTGTGGAATCACTGGCAAAATTTTTGCTTTGAGCAAGAGGATCCTGACGATTCCATTGATTACGTTTGCCCTACCACTTCTTTGGTTGGTAAGGCAGATGATACCTTGCATGGCGTAGGTACCCTTTGGGACTATTTTGGTCTTCCTACAGGTCTTCCTAATACCATATCTGGCATTAATGCCCTTCCGTTCCGTGGTGTTTACCTTATTTGGAACGAATGGTTCAGGGATGAAAACCTCCAAAAATCCGTAAAAATTCAAAAAGGTGATACTAATGAGGTTTTTGATGGTTCCCGTGTTTCTGAACAACCTGAATGGCTTCAGGAAATTCCTGAAAGTTATCTTCCCTGCCCTCCTCGCGGTAAACGTCATGACTATTTCACTTCGGCACTTCCTTGGACACAGAAAGGACCTGGCGTTTCTATAGGTCTTGCTGGTACCGCTTCTATAGTTGATCCTACCCCTGATGTTGGTTATCTTCTCCATAGTAACGCTAATCAGCTCGCCGTTGTTTCTGCCACTCGCAGTGAAGGCAAATCAGGCGGTTATAGAGTTGCAACAGGTAATGGAGTTGTTACGTTTTCCCGTCATGGTTCAGATTCTGATTCTAGTAGTGTAGGCGGTTTTGCTGGTAATTCCTCTGGTCCGATAACTGTGTCTGCTCAAGTCGCTTCTGCTTACCTTGGCAATGATTCTTATGTTGATTTGGACACTTCAAGTATCTTTACAATAAATAGTCTTCGTACTGCTTTCCAGATGCAGAAGTTCTATGAGCGCCTTGCTCGTGGCGGTAGTCGGTACACAGAAGTCTTGCGTTCTTTCTTTGGCGTAGTTTCTCCTGATGCTAGGCTGCAGCGTCCTGAATTTTTAGGTTCGTTTACTAAAATGATGAATATTAATCCTATAGCTCAGACTTCTAGTACCAACGACACGACACCGCAAGGCAATCTTTCTGCTTATGGTGTTACAGGTGCCAAGTTCCATGGTTTCACGAAATCTTTCGTTGAGCATGGCTATGTATTTGGTTTCTGCTGCGCTCGTGCTGATTTGACTTATCAGCAGGGTATTAATCGTATGTGGACTAGGTCTACTGTTTATGATTGGTATTGGCCCACTTTTGCCCATTTAGGTGAGCAGGCTATTTTGCTTAAGGAAATTTATGCTACTGGTGATACTGAGCAGGATAATTCTGTATTTGGTTATCAGGAGCGTTATGCTGAGTATCGGTATAAACCTTCTGTGATTTGCGGAAAATTTAGGTCTAATATTAAAGGCAATCTTGATGTATGGCATTTGTCGCAGTACTTCGAAACTGCTCCTAAGTTGAATTCTGAATTCATTGAGGAAGATGTGCCTATAGGCCGTATTATTGCTGTTCCTAGCGAGCCTCAATTTTTGATTGATATAGGATTCAAGTACACTACCGTTCGTCCTATGCCTATGTTTGGTACTCCTGGCCTTGTTGACCATTTCTAAGGAGTTGATTTTATGTCTTGGTTATCTGATGCGGCTGGCTCTATAGCTGGTTCTATATTTGGCTCTGCTGTTCAGGGTCATTATAATTCTGCCGCTGCAGCTCAGCAGAATGCGTGGAATGTTGAAAATTATAAACATCGTTACCAATGGTCTATGGAAGATATGCGCAATGCTGGTCTTAATCCTATTCTTGCCGCTACTAATGGTATTGGTGGTAGCATTGCAGGTGCATCTGCTGCTAGTATCGGTATGCCTGATGTTGCTGGCAATCTTAGTTCGGCTCGTGGCGTTTCTGTCGCTTCCAGACAGGCTAAAGTAGCCGAGAATCTTTCTACTAGTCAGATTGATAAGAATGTTGCTGATGCTAAAGCTTCTTCTGCTAATGCTGATCTTGCTACTGCTAATACTGCTAATGCAGGCCTTCAGAGCAAGCTTTTGCAGAATGATGTTGATTTTAAGACTAAAACTTTTGACCAGCGTGTACAATTTGAATTTGACCGTATGAAAGCTGAAATTGATAATCTTCATAAGCTCGGTCAGATGTATGATGCCAATTCTTTGAATGCAACTGCTTCTGCTTTTCGTGCTAATTCTGCGGCCGCTTTTGATGCTGTTCAAACTGAGCTTGCAGGCTATGAACGTGACTTTTATAAGTCCCTCGGTGACCTTGGAGCTGATGCTAAAGTTATGGGTCCTGCCATTGGTAAAGGTGTTGCTGGTGCTATTGGTAAAGGCATCGGATTTTTAAGAAAACGTTATTTTGGAAGGTGATTTTTATGTCAAACAAAACTACCATGATTCTTACTTTTATCGTATCTGTTGTCGTTCCTTTTATTCAAGAAGTCGTAGATTTGATTGAAGCTTTAAAAGGTAAGTCCAGCGCTAACTTGGTTACTGCCAAGAAGGTGGCTTCTGACTTTCAAGCCGATGTTAGTGAAGTTATTACTCCAGTTTCTTCTAAAAAAGATTCTTCTAAAGGTTCTTCTCGTTTTTTCGGTTCTTGGAGAGATAAATAATGCGTAGACGCCGGATTAGCAGAAGAGGTTCTCGTCGACTCTTTCGCCGTACATCCAAACCCAGACGTAGAAATATTCGTAGAGTACAGCGAGGCGGATTTAGGATTTGACAATTCCGTTATAATCCGTTATAATCTGTAACGGTGATGATATGGTTTGCTTTAATCCTATGCTTATGACTGATGTTGTTGGAGCGTATACTAAAAACGGTAAACAGCATCGTGCTTTCTATGGTTCTTTGGCTAATAATCCTCATCTCGCTTTTGATAATAGGTTTATTCGTGTTCCCTGTGGTCAGTGTCTTGGTTGCAGGCTAGAACGTTCACGTCAATGGGCTGTTAGATGCGTGCATGAGGCTCGTGTGTCTGAATCTGCTTATTTCTTGACTTGTACTTTTGACAATTATCATTTGCCTGCCGATAAATCTTTGTCGGTTAAATTCCATCAAACTTTTTTAAAGAATCTTCGTAGAGAGTTTGGTTCTGGAATTCGTTTTATCGGTTGTGGTGAATATGGTGAGTTACATGGTCGCCCCCATTATCATTACATTTTTTATAACATTGATTTGTCTGATAAAGTTTTTGCATTCCGTGCCGATGGCTATAATACCTATACTAGTCCTCGTTTTGGTAAAGTCTGGAAGTACGGTATGCATCTTATCGGTGAGTTTAGCTTTGATGCCGCTGCTTATGTCGCGCGCTACATAGTTAAAAAGCAGACTGGTTCTAATTCCAACGAACATTATAAAGGTCGAACTCCTGAATTTCTCGTAGCTTCTCGTAGACCTGGCATTGGTGCAGCTTGGCTTGAGAAGTATGGTCAAGACGTTTATTCCAATGATTTTGTTGTTATCAATGGCAGGAAGATGAGGCCTCCTCGCTTTTATGATAATAAGTTTTCCGAAAAATATCCTGAATGGATTGACTACGTTAAAGAAAATCGTGTTCAAAAAATGCTCTTTCATCTCGAAAACAACACGTTTGAACGTTTGGTCGACCGTTGTAGGTGCCTTGAAGGAAAGTATAAAACATTTCTTGGTAGAAAGCTTGACAAACAATTGTGATTGTGTCATACTATAACGGAAGGAGGCGATAATATAGAGGAGCTAAAGTTTTTGAAACGTTGGTGTCAATTTAATTCTTATATTTTTAGACCTCATTTTTCAGGTAGCAAATATGCTTGTTACAAGTTTAAATCTTTGGAATGTTCTGTAATTCGTATTGATGATATGTATTATGTATTTCCTAAGCTCGAAGCATTGATGTATAATCGTGTTTTAAAATTATATCGTATGCATAAGGAGAAGTTGTCCGATGAAAATTTACTCAGTTTATGACAAAAAGGCTGAATCTTTTAGCCCCCCGTATGTTGCTCATAATGATTTGATTGCTCTTCGCAATTTTGAAGGGAGTGTGAATAATCCTGAGTTCCCTATTTCGAAATACCCTGATGATTTTGCTCTCTATTATCTTGGCAATATTGGCGATATGGATGGGCGCTATTACCTTAGCGATGATGAACTTAACACCGTAATGCCAAAACTTATAGGCGAAGCTCGTGATTATATTGCAAAATCTTCTGAAAAGGAGTAATATAAAAAAGAGCGATGCAAACTAAGACGTTCTCAATTGAGAACGTCTTTTTTTGCATCGCTACGCCCGCCGCGTTTAGGCGCTTGCGAAAGGAGGTGAAACTTTGAAATTTAAGACTCCCTATGATGATATTGAATCCCATGATCATTATGGAAAGGTGTTTAATTTGCCCTCACTTGCTCTACAGGACGAGAAAGAAGAAACGGACATCAATTATATCGTCAATAAGTATTGCGACGGTCAGAGAGGCGTTTCTACGCTTGATTTAGGCAACACTGATATCTACCAGTATCTTCAGTTTGGTGATGCTACGCTTCCTGGCGATTACGAAACTGCCCTTGACCTTGTTTCTGGTGTTCGTGAAGAATTCTACACCTTGCCTTCGAAACTTCGTGCGGAATTCAATCACGACCCTATGGAATTTGTGCAACGTTTGAACCGTCCTGAAACTTTAAACTTGCTTCAGGAATACGGACTTTATACTCCTGACGTAGTACAAAATTCTATTGTAGAAAAACAAAATAATAATGAAAGTAACAATTTAGGAGAAAATGAAGAAAAAAAAT